CTGAAGATAAAACTGTGTTAGCGTTGATAGCTCCTGCACCTATAAAACCTGTATTAATTTTAGTTTGAGACATACTTTACCTTTTTATCTATTTATATGTTTACTTAGCAGTTACTGGATTTGTTCCGTCACCAATGAATGGGTGTTCAGCGAACGCTATATAAATAAACACTTCTCCAGATCTGTTACTACCTGAATTGTTACTTCTTAATTTAAATCCATTTGATAAAAAATCTATTTGTTCTGATCCTGTTGATTCAGTGTTAGTTAAGTCTGGATAAAGAACACCATCCATTTGATTGAAAGGTGTACGTTTATTATCATACAAATACCAACTTGTTGCTCTTTGACGATTTCTAAGTAACAACCATGACGGCTTAAACCCAGTGTATATAAATGGACCATTTGAGTTTGCATTTCCCTTGTATGATCCAAATTTTGAAAAACCTTCTACTTCATGAAAAGCATACGTAACATAAGATTCTCCATTGCCATTAATAATTGCTGATGTTCCTAAAGTAATAACTGTGGATGATGGTGCCGTTGAATTGGTATAAGATGTGGATTGTATTTGTTGTTCAGCATTATTTAAGTCTACAAAATATGAGCCGTCTGTTAATTTATGATGCCAAACCATCCAATCTCTATTATTAGTACTTGTGTTTTTAGTTATAAGAAAAGTAGGTGCTTGTGATAGTCCGTGTCCAATAGTGGCTCCATTGGTACCATTACCAGTATGTTGAATTATGGAAAACCCAGCAGTTGAATTAACTTGAACGGTCGAATCAATTGATCCTGTATCATTAGTTGACGTAGTTCCTCCGTTACATACCCAATTCCAACTAACATATTTTTCATCTGCTGTATTAATAGATACATCATCTTCTATTGCAAATCCACCTTTTAAAAACTTTTGTAATCCATCTGTTGTTGTACTTTCTTGAGTTGTAGATATATTTAAATCTTTTTGTGGACCTCTATTACTATCATAAATTTGATGAGCGTCAGAAGCATCTCTGTTTTTAATCCAAACCCAATCTGGTTGATCTTTATTGGTTTCTGCCATATTATCTTGTCGTAACATTTTAAAACCACTTGGAACACTATGATAAAAGTTTCCATTACCATCTCCATCTGAATTACCACCTGCTGTTTCATTACCATCAAAAGTAGGATTATCACCAAAGTTCCAATTAAAAGTATCACTGGATGTGACTGCCATAGCTGTAAACATAATTCTGCCTGGTCGCAGTATAGAAGCACTTCCAAGTGAACTTCCACTATTTGAATACCAAGTGACTAAAGAATTATCTACATCAACTGCGATACCAATTACATCACCAGCAGCAAGAGCAGTTCCAGTTAAATTTGTTTGAACTGACGAAGATAAAGTTGAACTTGTAAGCCATCTATTACCATCATTTCTTATTTGCATGCCAACACCACAACCATCACCATTTGACAATTGTCCTCCTGGATAAAAGTTATATGTGTTATCCCAATAGTGCATATCTTCTTGGATGTAAATACCAAATGTTATGACATTACCACCTCCATTACTAGATATTCGTGCTTCTGCATACCATTTTCCGGAATTTGGTCTTAGTGTTGAACACATAGGATAACCAGCATTAGTTCCTGTAGGTGTGTATTGTAAATTACCTTTTCTTTGTGTAGTGACGTAACTAGGGTTGTATGGTCTCATTGTAGGTAGATTATTTGTAGGTGTGTCACTTCGTTGGTCTGAAGTAGTTAAATTTGAAGATGCATAATCATTAGTATTTCCACTTGTGTCATCTCCCAGAGATGAACTATCTTGGAACTTCATTCTAAACCCATTTGTACCATATGTAATACCACTTAATGTCTTAGGAATCCATCTGCCAGTTGAAGTGTCAGTTAAACCAAAGGTTGTAGGAGCAACTATACTTCCATCAACTAAATTAAATTCAGCTAAATATCCATCAAGATTGTTTGAAGTGGCTCCAGTAAATCTACCAACATTATGCAATACAGTTGAATTTACTAATGTATCAAAATCTTGACTTGGTGCATTAGACCTATACCAACTTGTTACTTGATCACCGTCAATGTAAAGTTTTATTCTGTCAGTTGAATTAGATTGAGTCGTGTCTACTTGTAATAAAATATGATACCATTTACTCGTATCTTCGAATGTTCTATTTGTCCAATATTCTATTTGTTCAGCACTACTTGAATATTCTCTTATATGTAATCTGTTTGCACCCTCCGTATCTCCACTTCCTGACCATTTAATATCAAAAAAAGAACTTCCACTTGAACCAGCATTAAAAATTCTTTGACCATAAGTATTGTTACCTACAGCATCACCTAATAGAGATCTTTTTGCCCATACTGAAACAGTAAATGTTTTTCTATTACCAGCACTACTTGGTGTTCTAGTTAGCGAAACATTTGAAGAAGAATCAAACATACAACTTTTATCAATTGTACCATTATCGGTATATGGTAAGAATGTACCTACTCTTTGACCCTGACCATTACCTGAGTATATAGTTGTAAAGAAATACTCTTCTCCTCTAATGATTGCAGGGATAGGCATTATGCTGCTCCTAAGTTAATTGAATTTATTGCATTAGACTCAGTAATACCAGATGGAGTTTGAGTCCATTCATTATACGCAAATCTAGCTGTACCATTTCTAGTACCATACAATAAAATATATGGACTTACAAATCCTGACGGTCCAGCATTAAATGCTTCACTTAAATTACCTTGACTTACTCCATTTTTATAAAATGTTACATTGTTAGTTGAAGTATCTGTATCTATTTTACAACCTATAACATCTCCTGTTGTATATGTAGCTCCATAACTAACTGTTGAAGAAGCATTATTATAAGTTTTTCCATTAATTGCGTATGTGACCCAACCTTCTGTGTCACCATAACTATTATCATCAGTCACACTTCTACTGGACTCAGACCAACCTATACTAAACTGGCCACTACTTGAACCTGCTGAATCAACATATAATTCATAATACCAAATACCACTATTAAGAGGAACTTGAATAGTTGTAAAACCACCTTTCCATGCAGAACTAGAAGTTGCAGCGTTTAGGTTACCATTAGAATAAACTTGTGCTGAACCTGTAATAGGGTTCCATGTACAATGATTATTTGTAGGAGAGTCAGTTTTTTGATCATTAGCAGCTAGGTTAGATGCACTAAAATCATTATCATTTCCAGACTCATCATCTCCTAAATCAGAACTATCTCTACCATCAATTTTAAATCCATTAGTTCCATACGATCCAGAATATTCTTTTGGTATCCATATACCATTATTGTTTGTTTCACCAAAGTATTCGGGACCATAACCATAACCATCAATAAAATGTATCTCCGCCAAATAGCTATCAAGTCTATTTGTAGATGTATTTGCACCACCAATATAATGAGCTTGGTTATTATTGAAATAACCTGAAGCATAATTTTCAGATGGATAATTTATAGTAGAAAAACTTGTTTGTCTTTCACCATTTACATAAAATCTCAATCTTTCACCTATTATTGCTTGAGATGAATCATGAACAAGTACAAAATGATACCATGCAGAATGATCTCTAAAAACTCGGTTTGTAATCATCATGTTTCCTGTTGGTTGATTCCAAACATAAAATTTATCAGCATAAAAATAAATGTAATCAGCAGAATTTCCAAATGCAAGGTCTGTTCCAAATATAATTTCAGTTGAACTACCAGTTACTCCTCCTCGTTTTAGCCACCAACTAAAAGTATATGTTTTTCTATCACCAGCACCACTAAATGTTTTTGACAAATAAGCGTTATCATTTCGATTAAATCTAATTGATTGGTCTATTGTGTAAGTTGCTACAGCTGTACTACCACTTGCTCCTTGTCTAATTAAGCCATCTTTGAATATCGACATTCAATAGACTCCATTATGTTACATTAAGTGACGCTACAGCATGAATAGCATTTGCAGCAACTACAAGATAATCTATTCTATCTTGAGCATTAGCTGTTGTTGTAAGAGTTGGAGCGGTACCTCCTGGAAACTCCCATGCACCAGCATAGCTTAATGTTCTAGATCCAGTTCCGTCCTGAGTTACTATAATACTTCCACCCTGTCCAACAGTTGGGTTAGATGGTAAGTTTAAATGAGTATTAATATTTAATGTCAAGTTAAATATATTTGCATTGGCAAAGTTAAGTTGTACATTAGCTGCACCAACTGTTACTGATTCTACTCTACCAGATTGTGCTTTCTGATATGTATGGGTATTGTGTGTAAATACTCCATTTGAAGAGGCTATATCTCCAACAACTGCATTTGCATTTAGTTGTATAGCACCAACTGCATTACCTCTTATCTTAGCAGATGTAACAGCATTGGAAGTTATTTTTGAATCTGTAATTGATAAATTTGCTATTTCTGATGTTCCAACATTTCCTGTAGCAATGAGATCTGCAGTTATAACACCAGAAGATAAAACTGTGTTAGCAGTTATTGCTCCTGCTCCTATTCCCGCTGTTCCTATTTTTGATAAAGCCATATTTAATCCTCTTATTATTTATCTTCAATTTCTGGATTTGCATATTTAGTCATGTTATCAACTAGAGATTTTTCTTCTTCTGAAATAGTGTTTGCAGCTACAAAACTTTCTTGTTGTTCTTGTTCATTATCTTGCTGCTCATCACCTGACACATCATCCTCTGGTTCTTGTCTTTCTTCAACATCCATTTGTTTATCTTCATCTGCAATCTCATCCTCTGTCATTCTAAGTACATGAGATCTAACATACTGTTTACTAAAATATTTTCCTACAAATGAATCTACTTCTCCTAACAATCTTAATCTATCGCCCATAATCTCACTATACTTTAATTCTGCAAAATGGTTATCTTCTAAGAAATCATAATGAATATGTTCTCTCATTTCTTTCCATTCTGATCTTGAAGTAACACCAGTAAGAATTAGTTGAGTTTCAAGAATATTATCAAATAGTTGTGTAAATCTATTTCTTAATCTAGCAACAAACTTTGTAAACTTTAACTCATCTCTAGTTATTTCAGATGCTCTACCTAAATTAAAATTACTTTCAGGTTCCATTCTACTAATAGGAACATTTAACGCTTTATATAACTTCTTTTTAAAATACTCTACATCTTCCATTTCACCTAAGTTTTGTCCACCAGGTAAAGTTGTAATCTCAGTACTTCTACCACCTTCTCTTCTTGGTAACCAAAAGTCTTCCAACATAGTCATAAATTTTCTGTCATCTCTTACTTCACCAGTTTGAGCATCATAAACTAATTTATTTTTATGTTTAACCATCATATCTCTAAGATATTGTTCTGCTTTCATCTTAGGTAAGTTTCCAACATCAATATAAAATATTCTTCTTTCAGGTGCTCTTGCTAATCTATAGATAACAGTTGCATCTTCTAACATTCTTAACTGATTTAATGGTTTGATAGCTTTATGTAAATGACCAAGTATCATAGCCATTCTGTTATCTAATAATCCTGTATGACAGAATATTATACTATCTTTACTAATCTTTAATCCTTGATTACTTCTGTTAATACCTCTTGGATGATAGATATAATATTCAAGATAACCTTTTGTAAGGATAGCATTCATTTTATCATCCTTGGATTTTATAGGCTGTTTAACTTTTCTTATTTTTCTTGGATCAACTTGTCTAAGTTCTTGAATACCATCTCTTGGATTTTTTTCATCAATAACTACATGATAATATAATCTTCCATCTATATACCATCTTCTAAATAAATCATAAGCATTGGTGGTAAAATGTAATAATCTTAAAACTTTATCAAATTCTTCTCTTATTCTATTTTTAATTCCAACACTTGCTTTAAGATCATCCAACACTATACTTACAGCTGGATCCTTTTCATTGTAAACTATAGCTTCATTTACTATATCATCAATAGCCAGATCAGCTTCTGGTTGTGTTGACATCTCTCTATATCTGGTAACAAGCTCTGCTTCAGACTTGGCAGTGCCTTCTAAATCTACATATGTTCCGTAAACACCACCGGGCGCTATCTCTAGCGCACCGTCATTATCCTGTGGTGGAACAAACGACTTGAAATTATCGTTTTTTAATTTTTCTATCTCTGCTTTTCGGCCTATGGTAAAGCCAAATAAATCTATTGCCATGACTACCCTTTAGTATTGTACTATAATACTATTTATAGGTCAATACCTTTTTCAATCAATATTACTAGTTGCCGCCAGCGTTACCAGTAACTCCACCAGAAACTTCCCAATAATCATATGTGAAAGTAACTGTGAACTCACTAATAGCATCAGCAGCCCAATCCATTTCAATAGCAGCAACTTCTGTTGGAAAAATACCTACAAAGTTGTATACTCTCAATGGAACACCAGTTTTACTGAACTGAGTCACTTGAGCATTTGACTTATAAAGTGTTGGTGACGAAGCACCAAAGTTTCTAAGGTTTCCTTGAAAACTATTAATAGTATTAGACCACTGTTCCATTGCATTTCTTATTGCAAAGTCTTCATCATTGATAACTGTAACCGTCCAGTCAGCAAATGTTCTATTTCCAGCTATTCTTAACTGTCTACCAAAATAAGGAACATCATTAATACCTAAGGTAGCAGCTGGAATCTGAGCAGCTCTACACAATAATGGTGTTTGGATATCTGCAGCAGCATTAGCCGGGTTAGTAATGTTGACTTGAAATAAGGATGGTCTAGCACCACCAAATTTAAGAGCACCTGCGAATAAGTTTATGTTGAATGCCATTTGTTTTTTCTCCTACTCTTATTTATACTTATACTTGACCAACTATTTCACTAAACTCTACTCCAGATCTTACTGCAACAAAATTAAGTTGAATAAAATTAATTGCTCTACTTGGTTTGATGAAAATATCTCCTACAAACTCATTTCGATCAATTATTTCTGGTGTATTGTTTGTTTCATCACAGACTACTCTAAAGTCTTGGACACCTCTTCTTGCTTGTACATCTCTCAAGAAAGGATCTACCAAATTAACAAACTGTGATCTTGTGAAAGCATCATTGAACTCAAATAGAGTAAATTTAGCAGCAGTAGATATTGCTTTTTCTAAAACAATAAACAATCTTCTGACATTTATTCTATCAAATGCACTTGGTTTAGCTAATAATGTTTTATCACCAAATAAAACTGTTCCTTGACCTGGGAATGTAACAACTGGGTTGATACCATTCTTATAAAGTAGATCTCTTTCAGCTTTATTAGGATTAAATGCTAATCTAGTAACATTCTTCATGACACCTCTGTTAAATCCAGCTGGTGAATACCAAGGATCTCTTGTAAGATCTGATCTTACCATTATCCCTGCTGTATCTCCATTTGCTGGAACATATCTTTGGATATCGTTAAACTTATCATACTGATACTTCCATCCACTATCCATTACTACATAACTTGAAGATGTTAAAGTATCTCTAAATGATATTATATCTTCAGCTTGTTTTCCTGAAAAACTATCATTTCCTACTACATCACCTCTTTCAGGTGACATAACTGCTATACAATCTTTTCTAGATTCAACAATGTTACCAATAATATGTTCTAGTACAGTTCCGTTATTATCACCACCTAAAACAATAGAAATATCAACGTCTTCTGCACTTTTAAATTTATTGTATCCATTAATGTGATCTGTATTTCTAGGTGCAGCACCATCTCTACCATAAATTAAACTATCTGTAGCTGGAAGCGGTGCACCACTAAATGATGATCCTTTTTTAGAACCTGAATTAGTATGAGCAGAGTTATGAGCAGCCCACCAAACATACTTAGAGTTGTTGTTAATTACATCTACATAGTAATTGGTTGAACCGTCTTCGTTTTTAGCATCAGATGCTAAACTTACTCTTTCATATTTTTCTAATACAGTATTAAGTGTACCAGTCCATTCTCCGTCTTCATCAGCAACAACAATGTGTGCTTCATCACCATTTCCTCCAGCTGTGTTAGCTGAATCAGATGTTCCTGGTGCTTTATCAAAGAAACCATGATATTCCCATCTTCTTTCTGGTGTAACAACAGAAGCATTATGTGAACTGTTTGAAGAAGCAGCACCAACTGAATTACCTGTATATTTTTCAGTTAGTGTTAGTGAAGTATTACTTGCAATTGAAGCAACTTTTCTAAGTTCTTTATCAGGACCTAGAACTAAGATATCACCAACAGCTACTTGTGTTTGGAATAATGTTCCTAAACCAGCTAGTGTTTTAGAACCATTTACTGGTTGTACGTTACCAGTTAATGTTGAACTAAATGCATTTGAACTTGCACATACACTTACCTTTAAACTGTTTCCTAACTCTCCTGGAAATCTTCCAATCCAATTACCAACACCACTTATTCCTGATGAATAGTTATCATCATAATCTTGATCATTTTTAATCAAAGTATTTTTAGTGTTAGCAGCATTACTTATTGAATTTCTTGCAGCATCTGCACTATTAGATCCTGTCTCGTTAATAACCCTTACAGTAAATAAAGCATTACCATAAGCTAAAAAATTTGATGCAACAAAGAAATCTGTTGCTGTGTTACTTGTTAATGGTTTTTGAAAATTACTTATTAAATCGTCTTCTGATGTAATTAATACTCTTTCTCCTACTGGTCCCCATCTAAAATGGCCTGCGTAACCAGCCTCTGTAGTAGAGACAGCAGGGATTACAGTAGTAAGATCAACTTCTGATACATTAACACCTGGTGAAACTTGAAACGCCATTTTTTAATTCTCCTACTAAATTTTAGTTTTATAATGAACTCTTTTATGAATTATTTATAATTTTTTAGATTTAACTAAAATTGTCTATTTTTACACTAACCCAACGATCATGTGGATTTTGTAATGAATCATCCTTATCTAAAACTTCACTTTCACCATCTTCTCTAAAACCAAATGGTAACATTTGATCTTCGATCATTTTCATCTTTTCCTTATATAGTTTTTCTCTAATATCAGTATCTGTAATTTCTTTGAAATATTCTTGTCTTGCTATCCAACTGAACAATACTGTACACATAACTAAGTCATCATGTTGTCCATCTTCAGCTTCAAAACTAGCTCCTTTACCAACAAAACTACTTAATTCACTAATAAGATCAAAGTCTGGTATAATTAACTGATCATTTTCTATAAGATCTTTTAAGTTACTACATCCTATCCTTTTTACTTGTTTTGTTGTTTTAACTCCTAATGTTCTACCACTATGACTACCAAATCCACTTGATACTTGTTGTCCAGCTCTACCCATATGAACAGTAGACATTAAATTTTCATATAACAAATCATTATGTAATATATCCACTACTTGTTGACCTATATCGTTTGTTTCAACTAATATGAATGCATTATTGTAATGTTTACCAGTATTCTCAATAGTATTTGGATATAATAATGGACTTACAGTCTTATCCCTAAACTTAGCAACTACCTTAAATGGTTGTTTAGTTACATCAAATACTACAAATGCACTGTAATCTAATCCAACACCTCTTGCAACATCAACTGTAATAACATATGTATGTCCAGGTTTAGATTCTTCATATATACTCATAGTTTCTGTTGTTTTGATAGGATAGTCAAACCTCATTGCTCTTAGTTTGGTTGAACTAATAAGAGTATTCATAGATCCTATAAATTCACATTCAAACTCTTGCCTAAATTGTTCTTCACTTGTATTGCTTATAGTTTGTTGTTTCCATTTTTCATCTCTACCTGGTATTTCATTCCATCCAACTTCTATAGGAGTATAACCATTTTTTTTATCTATAGCATCAGACCATAATTTGTAAAAGTGGTTTAATCCATTAGGTGTACTAACTATGAATACTTTGGTTGTTTTACCAGATGATATTGTAGGATAAACTGATGCAAAGAAGTTTGTTGCTATATTGTTACTAACAAATGCAAACTCATCTAAGAAAATTAAGTTGTATGATCCACCTCTTATTGCACTACTACTCGTTGCACTAGCTACTATTTTGGATCCATTCTCTAATTCAATATTACCTTTATTCCAAACTATAATTCCTTGTTGTAACCATTTTGGTAAATGCTCATATGCTAGTTGAATCTTTCCTAATAAATCTCTGGCTAATGAACCTTTGTTTGCTAATATAGCTATACTTTGATTATCTGTAAATAAAACTAACCATAACATATAAGCTGTTACAGTAGTTGATTTACCAGACTGTCTTGGAAGTTTATTTACAACAAATCTATCTTTGTTGAATGTATTGACCATTTTAGTTTGAAAGTCATACATTTTAAAAGGTACTAGACCTTTATCAACATTTACTATTTTTATATATTTTTCAATGAAATATACAGAATCTTTTGCACATTTGATATATTCTTCTATCTGATCAGGAGAATATTCAATGTTAACATTGCCTCTCTTTAGATTAGGATTACCTAAGTAATTTTCACTATTCACTGTTTTTTCTTTTGTTTATAAATTTTTGTAAATCAGCTGTATTTCCTACATACAGTGAGTTGTTAACAGTTTTAGGTCCTTCTTGTATATCTTTATTAATAACTTTTATTTTTTTTTGTAACTCTAATAAATCTTTATTTGTATCACTTAATGTTTTTACTAGTTGACTTACCACTTCAAATGCTCTAGGATGTTGTGATTGCTGAGCAACATCTACTAATGTATTCAATGATTCTTGTCCTTTTTCAATTATAGTATATAAATTTTCTCTTGCATATTTGTAATCAATATCTGCTTCACTTTCTTCTTTATTTGTGTCAACTTTTTTTGGTATTGTTACTTCAGTTTCTTTTTTTGTTTCTGGTAAGTTAAAAATACCTTCCATATTTTTTTCAAATTGAGTCATTATTCTTCTCCATCCAGATCAGTCTCAAAGTCTATTGCAAAACCATAGTTGTCGTTTGCACTTATATTATCTATACTGATACTTTGTGAACTATTAGCAGTTGGATTTCCATTAGCATCTAATCCAGGAGTTACAGTAATTTTTTCTATTCTTTTACCTTGCTGTAACTCAGTGTTAGCTGAATTAATAAAATCAACCATAGTTCTTTTAATAATACCAGATTTCTTAACAGGACCATAGATATATCCTTTAACTAAAAAATCTAAGTTATATATCAAACTTCTTCTAGTCTCAAAATCACCTTCATAAGCATCTTCTGTTGTAACACTTTGTAATACAGTAGGTACATCATGTTTAATATTCATCTCTGGAATTATTTTAAGTGTTGTTGTCCATTCTGGTGTAAAGAACGGAAGTATCTGTTCTAATATTTGTACACCATCATCAGCATTCTTAACAAATACACTAAGACTAAAATTAAAGTCATAAGGCACAGGAGTGTAAACTGTTTTGATACTATTATTAGAACCAGTAGTACCAATTGTATTTACTCTTCGTTGTGTACTACTTAATTTTCTTTCTGGCATGTATGACATACCAGTCATTTCAAAACCCATTCTTGGTAAACTAATTTGTGATTGATTTGTAAGTTCTGGATCTTGAGTTATTCTAACTAAGAATTTTTCTTTAGGTCCATACGCTATTGGAACTTTAAGAGCTTGTATTCTTTGTCCAGCTTTGTTAAATCTTTGTACAATAATATCGTTAAATAATGTACCAAACATTACAACATATCTTCTTATTACTTGGTTATAATACTGATGTCCAAACATTAATACCTATCTACTTCTGAGAATGGATTACCTTCACTAAAGTCAATAATACTATCTCCTTCAAACTGAAAGAATGAGTTATTAGCAGATACATCAGTTGTTTCAACTGTAAACTCTTGTAATAAACTACCACCACCTTCAATTAATAACATATTGTCATCTTCAAGTTTAAATTGATAAGCAAGAGTACTAAGACTTTGTTTTGTTTCAATACTATCTATTTCAGTATTACCAGTTCTAATTCTTTCACTACTATATTTGAATAATTCGCATCTAAGATCATAAGTTTGTAATCTACCAGTTTGATAAAATATTTGCTCATGCTCAACAAACTTAATTTCAAATAATTTATTTACTAACGGAAAGAATATAAGATCTCCTTCTTGAGGACGTTCACTTGATATTTGATAATTGTTAACTCCAGTTGTTCCTGTTTCTAATATAATAGATTCTGTATTACTTGCTGCTGTGTTAGATAGAAACTGTCTTGATGGAGCATCTGTATTTGCTGATTCTTGTAGATAATTATAACCTACTTCAGTAGTTAATTTTTCTGTCTTTATTTGATCAAATCTTTTTCTTGCAACTGTAAGTGTAAGTTGATCATTTATTTGCAAACCAAACTTACTCATGAAATCTCCTTCACCTTCAAACCCTTCAACATTCTTAACATACATTTCAATATCAGCTGCAGTTTCATATTTAAGTAGTTTATCTTCTCCAAAGAGATGATCTATCTCTTGGATACTCTTTGGCATATACTTTACGTTATGACCATATATTTTAATTGATTCGATTGTAAGATCTTCTACTAGATCTTGTTCTCTTGCGTATGCGAAGTTGTTAAAATATACATTAGTTGCCACACTATCCCTCCATATCCATTACTGGAAGTGAATAGCTTGATATTACTTCTTCTTCTAATTTTCTTTGTTCTTCTGTTGCTTCTTCCCATATTTTTTGACCATTGAATGTCAAACCACCTGGAAGTTGTATTCCTTCAAACTTTTTTAAGTTTTCACCCCATTGTCTTTTTATTAAACAAGTTGCATATCTTCTTAACCACCAATCATTCCACATATCAGTATGAACATCTGGGTCTATAACTGCATAAGCATCCATTAATACAAACTCTCCAACAACTAAATCTTCTTTAGCTATATCAATGTTTACTTTATTCTTATGTCTGTTAAATCTTATAGGCTGACTACCTACAAATATTTCTTCCAAATTTTCTACGTGTCTCATTGCTGTAACATAAGGAAGATATGTAGTTGATGTAAAGTCAAATAAATCGTTTAGATGAATTTGATATCTTATGTTAAATAAATTACTTGACTGTGTACTATCTCCAATATCAAATAATCTTGTTACACCAATTATTTCTGGATCTTCATTAGTTAAATCTATTTGTTTATTATCTTTGATTGTTTGAGTTATTTCTATTGGTTTAATAACTCTTTCTGTACCATCAAAATGGTAATCTCTATAATATGCTAAAGCATCATCAATTCTATCTTCAACCTGTGTATCATCAATATTAATATCAACTACAGGTTTACCTAATGATCTCAGACAATACTCTTTGAATGTGTTTCTAGAATTTGGAACGGCCATAGTATCTCCTATTGATACTATTTATAAACAATTAATCGTTTGGATCCGTTGGCCACTTTTGTAGATCAGCCTCATAGTTTATATCACCATTTGCATGATATGTAGAAGTATTTAACGATATCAAAGCATCTACATCTGAAGCAGAATTAATTTTGGCTTCCATTATCCCTGAATTTGCTCTTACTGAGTTAATATAAGTATTAACAGTTTTTGGAATAGCGGTTCCAGCTTGTGCTAACCTCAGAGTATACCAATCATATTTTGATATCAAATTTTGAGCTGTTTCTTTTATTTGATTCTTCCAAAGTGATTTAAGACCTAATGATTTAACATCTCCAACATCTTTTCCTTCTGGGATAACTCCATCTGTTTTGTCTTGACTAGTGTATGTTGAATCAGCCAAATCTTTAGCAGTTGATGAATAAGTGCCTACTACTGTCCCTGCACTATCATTTACTGTATAAGAGATACCACCCATGTTATAATAGAATGTATCTTTTTGACCAGTTTCTGAATATGAATATAGTCCTATTGCTTTTAGTGCTGCAGGTGTCCAAATTCTAAAAATAGATGCTGGATACTGCGTTCCGTTAATAGTCATAGCCTTTGGACCATTAATGATCTCTATTACTTGACTTGCTTTAACTCTTGCCCACATGTTTATATCTCCTTATGTTATTTATTTATAAAAGTTTTTGTTTAATCCATTAATTATCTTGCTGTTGGGATTGTAATACCATCTGCTCCATGAAATGGGTGTTCTGCAAACGCCATGTAGACGTAAGTACCACCACTTCTGTTAATTTGAGAATTAGTTGTTCTGCATTTAAATCCATTTGATACAACATCTAAATCGATTGATGAACCATTATCTCCTTGAGTTAAATCAGCAAACAAAGAATTATTTGTAGGATTACGTGTGAACCTGGAATTATCCCATATTGGCCAATTGTTTGAAGAACTGTTTTCTTTGATCATAATCCATGCCGGCTTGAACCCGGTAAAGATAAAAGTACCATCCGCATTTCCATTTCCCGTGTATGATCCAAATTTTGAGAATCCTTCAACACTTCTCCAGACATATGCAACCACATCAGACCCATTATTATTACTATTAGAATTACTACCAAGTTGAATATACGTACTACTAACACCAGTAAATTGTGTAGTAGCTGCACCAGAATCAACCATAGCATCAGGTTCATTTAAATGTAAATATTTATTAATACCATTATACACATGATATACCGAGGTAGCTGCTCCAGCACCCGCATCCAATCTTTTTACAATAAACCATTCAGGAGTAGCTGATAATCCATGAGCAAATCTTAATGTACTCCCTGTTCCTTGAAATCTACAAATACTAAAACCAGCTGTATCATTTGCTTGGACAGTAGTTGCAACTGTTGCACCTGATCCGTCTGTATTGGCAACTTCAGTACCACTATTACCAACCCAATTCCATGCAACATAACTTTCACCATTAGTATTAAGAGCATCATTATCTTCAGTTGCAAATCCACCTATCAAAAATTTTTGTAATCCATCAGTTACAGTAGCTTCATTTGATTCAGAATTTTCCCATTCTTTTTGTGGTCCTCTTGATGAGTCATAGAAAGCATGAGCATCTGAAGCATCTCTATTTTTGATCCAAACAAAATCTGAGAGTCCTGCTTTTGTTGACGTAGGAAGGTTGTCTTGTTGTAAAGCCACAAAGCCAGTTGGTGGGGTGTAGCTGAAAGATTTTTGACCAAAGTTTGCTGTCCAACCACCATTATAACCAGTTGCTCCATCACCAACTGCAAAAGTATAATTACTATTAGGTATACTTAATGTACCTTGACTTGCGTTATTTTTAAAAAACTGAACAGTAAGATTATCTAAATCCAAAGCTATTCCAATAACATCATTTGTTGTATATGTTGCATAAGTTACATCATAACTATTACTGGAATTGTAATACACTCTTCCGTTATATCCATAATACATATATCCTGCTAAACTTCCATCAGGTGGTTCAGGTAATCGTGTTGAGTTTGATCCGTATGGAAGTAATAAAGTAGAAGCTACTCCAACTTCAGCACGAGAAGCAACATCAACTGTAAATTCAGCATAATATTTACCACTACTTGGTTTAAGTGTAGCATTATGATGTGAGAAATCAGAATTACCAGTAACAAGTTTTAAGTTACCCTCACTTAAAGTACCACCAGTTCCTTCTAATGTAGCATGATTCTGAGTAGGACTGTCTGTTACAATATCACTAGCAACTAAATTTGTAACTGTTAAATCATTTCCATTACCACTAGTATCATCACCTATTGTTTGTCCTGCTGTGTTAGCAAATTGCATTCTATATCCGTTTGTACCATATGTGATTCCGGTTAATGTTTTTGGTATCCATCTTCCTGTTGAAGTATCAGTTAGACCAAAGGTTGAAGGTGTTAATGCTGTACCATCAACAAAATTAAATTCTGCAATATAAGCACCTATAAAGGCATTTGTTGTACTCGTGGTTGTTTGTCCTCCAATGTTATGTTTTATTTGTGTATTAATAATTGAATTTGTAGGCACACTTGACCTATTATCAGTAGCAAATGAAGTTATTTGATCTCCATCAACATATAGCTTTATCTTATCAGTTCCACTTTGTGAAGAATCATTAGCAACTAAAATATGATAAAACTTAGATGTGTCTTCAAAAGTTCTATTTGTTGTAAAAATACTTGTACCACTACTATAAAATCTAAGTTTAAAATCTTCCATAAAAAGCCCAGCACTTGATGCTGAGTTCCATGCATCATCAGAAGAACTAGCATATAACAAAATTCCATAATTTGACGTTGTTGGTTTAAACCATAGTGAGATAGTAAAGACACCCTTATTACCATCACTAGATGGAGTTCTTATTAATGATCCTGTGCTCGATTTATCAAATATACAACTCTTTGCAATGGTACCATCATCATCAAAAGGTACAAACTTACCAACACGTTGACCTTTTCCATTACCTTCGTATATGGTTGTAAAGAAATGATCGGATCCTCTTATAATAGTTGCTGCCACATTAAGCTCCTAAATTTTGTGAACAGATTGCTAAATATCCTGATAAAGGCGTATAATAGAATTTGCCTAATCCGTTACTATCAGATGCAGCGTTACTACCTGAAGTTTTATTACCATTAAAAGAATCATCCTGACCAAAATTGACATTTATTTTTGCAACTTGATCATTTGCAAGTGTAAATCTTGGTACCCAATCTATTCCTTCTAGTGTTAAATTATCTGTTGGTGAAGTTGAATCAAAATCAACTGAACCATACAAAGATCCATCTACATAAACTTTAAACTCATTATTATCAAAATCTGTATAAACTCCTATAATTTTACCATTCTGAAAAGGTGTCAATCCAGTTGCAACACTACTACTTGTACCCCAAAACCATGTTGAATACGCGCTTCCAGTATGTCTCTGATTTAATCCAAAATCTCTAGTTGGAGAAGCGGTAGCTGTAGCACAATCTTCTACATCAGCATATCCTAAACCAAATGCTTCAGTAGAAGGATAAGTTGTTGTATACAATTCATAATACCACTTACCAGTTTTAACTGTCATATTACCAGCTCCAAAACCGTTTTGGTTTCCAGCAGGTTTAGAAACAAAAGATAATCCTTGATCTCTAACTCCTCTTACTGTCTGACCACTATCATAAGAATATTTGTCAAGGGAATTAAGAATACAAAAATTATTTGTTGGAGTATCTTTTACAATATCATGACTATCCATGTTGTTACCAGTAAAATTATTTCCATTACCACTCTGATCATCAGTAGGTGTTCCAGATGCTCCATTAAGATAAACCCCTGGAGTTCCAAAACTTATAGAACTTGTATCAATTTCAATAGGTCTCCATATTCCGTTAGAATCAAATTCTCCAAATGTTTCAGGTCCATATGCAGTACCAGAAACAACAACAATGTCTGACATATACCCATCAAAATAAAAGTTTTGTGCGTAACTATTTACACTACTATAAGCTCCAAATGCATATGTACATCCTGTACCACCAAACCAATAAGTTCTATCTTTAGATCCTGGAGTAAATGAAGAAAAATCTTCTTCTCTTTCTCCGTTGATATACAGTCTAACTCTTTCATTTGCTTCGTCTTGTGTTGTATCATGTACTAGAACTAAATGATACCATGCACTAATATCTCTAAATGAACGATTAGTTTTAAATACTAACACATAAGATGGTGATGGAGATATAGATGTACTTGCACCATTTAATTGTGCATAATATTGTAACTTACCATCTGTGGTAAAGGTCACTGAACCATATCTACCATTACTTCCATAAAAAGCTCCGAACATATAATTTGTAGTACCAGCACCAATAGCATAACCACCTAGTTTAAACCACATACTGATTGTAGAAGTAGTAACTCCAGCAGAACTTCCTGGAACGCTCCTATGCATAAGAGATTTAGCTTCTTGATTAAATCTAATTGATTGTGATACTTGATGAGCTGCATCAGCTGTTCCAGCTCCTGAAGCTCCGGATAAAATACTTGATTCAGATAATGAAGACATTATAAACTCCTATGAAACATTTAATGAAGCAACGGCATGGATTGCGTTACTAGCCCTCACTATGTAATCAATTCTGTCTTCTGCAGATGCTGTTGTTGATAGAGTTGGAGCAGTACCTCCTGGAAACTCCCATGCTCCTGCATAACTTAATGTACGTGATCCTGTACCATCCTGAACTACAAAGATACTTCCTGTTTGACCTGCAACTAAATTAGTTGGTAAATTTAAATGACTATTATTAGCTAATGTAACTGCAAAATGGTTGTTGAGTGAAAAGTCAAGACTAATGTTAGCTGCTAAAATAGTTGATGAAGTAATAGATCCTCTTTGTGCTTTAGTAAAAGTTTGATTTTCTCCTGTAAATACAACACCTTCTCCTTGAACACTTGTCTTGTTTAACTCAGCCGCTCCAACTGCATTAGTTTGTATATGAACATTACTTACTGAATCAGCGGCAAGGTTAACAGCTGTTATAGCACCAGAACCTATTTTTGTATTTGCACTAACAGCACCAGTAGCTAATTCTGTTGGACCTACTGCACCTGTAGCTATAAGATCAGCAGTAATAGATCCTGTAGATACTATTACATTAGCACTAATAGCACCATTAGCTATTGCATGTCTTGTAATAACACCAGTTCCAAATAAAGTGTTTGAATTGATAGCACCAGTTTTAAGATGTCTACCTTCTATACTTGCTGTAGATGGAACTAATCCGTTAAATGTTTCTCCTAGTAGTATAGCAAAAAACGAAGCACCATTAGGAGGTGCTGAAGTAAAAACTATTTGATTTTGTCTTACTTCATAATCTTTTTCTGGTTCTTGTAATACACCACCAACACTTACTAATACTTGGGCAGCAGAAGCTATATTTGGTTGATCTGAACCAATACTAAATGTAAAAGTATTAGCAGAGCCATTAAAACCTGAACTTATATCATCTAATTTAGCAAATCTTCCGGCTGCTGGTATTCTACCTAAATATCCCATTTTTTATCCTTAATCCTATTTATACAATATCCTTAAAGTTTTGTCAACTCTAGATACTAGTTGCTAATGAAGTTCCATCATGTATTGGATGTTCTGCAAACGCCATATAAATATGAGTTCCATTGTTAATATCTGTTGAAGTCATTCTTAATTTAAATCCACTAGCTAAAAAATCACACTGTACAGTTGATTCAACAGCATTTGATTCCCATCTAACATAATTTTTATTAGTAGTATTGTTAACATTTCTTTCTCTATCCATCACTAACCATTTACCAGTGCTACTTATTCTCTTAATCATCAGAAATTTTGGTTTGAACCCAGTAAAAATGTAAGGACCATCAGCATTTGCATTTCCCGTATAGGATCCAATATGTGAATAGCCAGGAACACTATGCCAGCAATATGCAATAGCATCTCTATTATTAATAGTTGTTAAATTTTTTGCAAATGTAGTGGAAGTAATACTTCCCCATAAATTAGAACTATAGTTTGTTTGTGCATTAGTTAAATTTAATGTTAAATAATAATTTACTGATGTTAAATCTTTGTGCCAAACAAACCAATTGTTATTGTTAGGTGAAATTTCCTTATAGATAATAAATTCTGGAGTCTGAGATAATCCATGTGCTAATGATCCGTCAAAATATTTACCTGTTACAATACTAAAACCAGCTGTTTGATTAGCTTGTATTGAAGAGGCTTGTGTCGCTCCAGAACCATCAGTGTTAGCAGAAGTAGTTCCTCCATTAGCTACCCAGTTCCAAGATATATACGATTCATTTACTGAATTAATTGAAGCATCATCTTCAATTGAAACACCACCTTTCAAAAACTTTTGTACACCATCAGGAATATCTTGTGAAATACTCATTTGACTAGATTGTAAATTTTTCCTTACTCCTCTTGAACTATCATACAACTGAGGATGATCAGTTGCATCTCTATTTTTAACCCAGAATAAATCTGGTATACCTTTTCCGGTCTCAGGCAAGTTGTCTTGTTGCATTGCATTATATCCTGTTGGAGGAGTATATGCAAATGTTTTTTGACCAAAGTTATAAGTCAATGTTGTTCCATTATGTGTATATTGTAATGGTACAAGTGGTCCTGGCATTCCAAATCTAAGTGCTTTAGAAACATCTGAATTAGCTATTTCTGATGCAGTAGCTGAGTTCATCCAAGTTCCATTTTTTGAAAACCATACTGCTCCTTTATCAGCATCTATAGCAAAACCTATAACATCATTTGTTGTAAATGAACTTCCATAAGTACCAGGAGAATAAGTACCAACATCACCTACAGTTGTATATCCTTGACCAGTATCACTTCTTATATAAGCTCCTTCTATTTTTTGAAGTGGGTTGTCTTGAGTGTAATGGTCTCTATAATCTGATTCTTTTCCAACACCTATAAGAAATAGTGTTGGACCAGCTGTTGTTATAGTTATTTCACAATAATATTTTCCTGAAGATAATGGCATATTTGAAGCTATAGAATTACCTTGAGATCCTCCTGTTTGGGCTGCTTTTAGATTTCCTTCAGAAGTTTGTATATATGTGTTTTTGATAACATTGTGTAAAGTTGCATGGTTTTGAGTAGGGCTATCTGTAGTAACATCGTTACCATCTAAATTTGTAACTGTAAAATCATTTCCATTACCACTTGTATCATCACCAATAGTTAAACCAGCAGTATTTGCAAATGTTAATCTGTATCCTTGTGAACCATATGTAATCCCAGATAAAGTTTTAGGAACCCATCTTCCAGTCGAAGTGTCTGTTTGACCAAAAGTGTCAGGTGTTAATGCAGCTCCATCAACCATATTTACTTCTGCCAAATAACCAAGACCTCTTACAATACTTGCTTGATTCGTATTTCCTAAAGTATTTTCAAAGGTTGTCTGGTTCCAATAACCAGTTTTATTAGAACCGGCTTGGGTTGGTGTTGAATTCCAAGTTGTTACTCTTTCTCCGTCAACATAAATTTTAATTCTATCAGCTTGAGTTGAATCAGTTGTATCTCTTACTACCATAATATGGTACCACTTACTAGTATCTTCAAATGTTCTACTTGTTTGATAACTCCAATCATACGAACCTGGAGAAGATTTGATACAGTAATAATATAACTGATCACCAGTAGTAAATTCAAGTGCCTCTCCAACTGAAGAATAGTTATTACATATTAGGATTTGTCTTATTGTGCCTCCAGTAACACCTCTTTTAACCCAACATGAGAAACTTAATGTTGTATCATTTCCATTTGATCCTGGTGTTCTACCTAACCTAGCTTGAGCAGTGTTATGATTAATAATAACACTCTTATCTATAGTACCACTATCTGTGAATGGAACAAAGTTTCCAACTCTTTGTCCAGTACCAGTACCTTCGTACTTGTTTACAAAAAAATGTTCTTCTGGTTTTACTATAGTCGGTGTACCCATATTTTTTTCCTAAAAAAGATTTTTTGTCCTTAATGCTTTGAATCCTGAAGGGACTGAATACTTAAAGTTACCATTACCATCTCCATCAGTATTGTTTCCAGCTGTAACATTACCTGCGAAAGTTCCTTCTTGTCCAAAATTTATTATTGTTGTTGCATGTGTATAGTTTCCAATAAATGGTACAAAAAAACCAGTTGAAGGCGATCTAGAGCTAAAATCAAATCCTTGATTTCCAGCTTCAACCTCTGATTGATCGATTGTAGCACCACTTGCTTGGTTAGCTCTATACCACTGTCCATTTTTTGACCACCAGATTAATTGATTATCAATATCAACAGCAACTCCAACTATATCTCCATTATTAGAAATAAAAGCA